ATCATTTGCCATTAATGGCGTTATTAACATCATCAAAAACATAACTATTTTAGTTACACTTTTCATTTAATTTTTGTCCTTTTCTAAATGTATTTTATTCACACCTTGCATTTTCCATAATTTTTTATTGACACCTTCATATATCATCTGCAAAACGGCGTGTTCTATTGTTGTTCTTATAGCATAATTAACTGGTTCATTCGTTGCTTGCCCAGACTCAAATTCTAGTGCTTTTGTACTCATATCTAAAAATCTGAATACATCGCCACCTTGACTATAACTTGCAATCGTTTTAGTTGCTGAAACAGATAGTAATATTTCACCTGTTTGTACTGCAACTAATCTTAATGAAACAGTAACTTGGTCTGTACGATATTGTTCGTTTATACCAATACCAAAATATCTTGCACCAACACCACCACTTGCCACATTACTATCATATCCTACAATACCGCCCTCTATGATTAGTCCTGCAAAGACTAATGGTTTTAGTGTGTTAGTTGCTGATGTTTCACCATCGTACAGCTCTCTTGTTGACCTAATTAATTGTCTTTCTTTAACTAGGTTGCTTAAACCTTTTCTTTCAACGACTTTAAACCAGTCGCCATTACTAACTGCTTTTAAAGCAGATATAACCCAAACATCAGGACCTTGTGTAACTGCTGTTGATAGTTGAGAAAACTTTGGATTAGGTTTTCTCTGTCCTGTTTGGTCTGTAAATTCGTAAACAGCAATTGTTATTTGAGGTTGATTATCTAAATCAGGAACCTCTTTTAATTTTTCAAGTGTTGTAGTTCCTTCAATATATGGTTCAGCACCATGTTTAATAGCATGCTGACCATTAGAAGCACATCCTGACAAGAGACACACTACCCCCATAATTTTTAATAAATTGTATATACCCATAATTCTAAAACTCGAAGTCGCCTAAAGGTACTGACATTGTGGTAACATTACCATTCGGGTCAGTAATCGTTAATGTAATAATTTCAGTTGATGTATCTTTTATCCAGTAGATTGTAGAACCTTCTACTTCAGCAGTACCTGATGTAGGGCAAGTACCTGTACAGGACTCACCAAACATATTATCTACTAACTGTTTTGATAAGTTAGCATAAATTCTACTCTCAACATTTTTTATGAATTTAGCAATTGTGGTATTGTTTTCTGCTCTGAGCGCAGCTGCGGCCGCTGATTTAGCGTCATCTTTAACATTCTTTTTTCTATTGTATTGTAATTGCTCAATAGATAAAACATGACTAGAATAACCATTTCCGCTAAAGGATGGATTCTTAAATTCCTGTACTAATTCGCTTGCTCTAAGAGTGTTAGGACCCACCAACAACACATAAAAAACTGATACTAACACTACCGTTTGTAGTGTTTTCATGCTTATATTTATAAGAAAAGGTGCTCTATTATTGCGACAATTACGATGGTAGTTATGAAAAGTGTGCCTACTGCGACAGCACTATTTTTTAAGTGGGTTAGGTATTCTCTTTGTAGTCTCTGATTTATTATTCTTGGCATTTTTTCTCTCATTCTCCTGCATTTCCAGTACCGTGTTCAACTTTGACCTTAACCTGATAAGGTCATTATCTAACATTCTAATTCTATCTAATAAAGCAATTAGTGCTGTATTTGCTTCGCCTAATTTCTTTTTAAGATTCTCTGTGGTAAATTTGTATATGAAATATATGAACCAACCCATGGCAATAGCGGCCAATGTGGCAAATCCATATTGGTTGAGTATATCTATTATTGACATTTAATCTCTCCTGGCGTCCTCTTTTCCGTCTGCCCTAGAGATTCTATCTTCGTCTGGTCTTAATTTTAAAGCGTGAGATATGAGTAAGTCTAATTTAATCATGTCATTATTCATAGTTTTAATTCTGTTATCTAGTGCCATGATAATACCATGAATACCACTTACTTGACCGACAACAGATTCTAGAATATACTTTAGAATCATGTATATGAAGATACCCATAACAACTGCTGAAGCTACAGGTAAACCAAATTCAACTAATATTTCTAAAAACAAATTCATACAAACTATTTATACGCTAAAAAAAAGGGGTGCCGAAGCACCCCTTAATCCAGGGATTAACCCCTTAATAATATAATTTACTTTTTAGTGTATATTGAGTATAAAACCCAAACAGCAACTAAACCAACTAAACCTTGAGCACTAAACCCAGCGATAATTGATTGTACATTACCTATCACACTTATGTCTGGCCAGAATGGCACGTTTTGTCCACTAAATAAAACCTCAAGCACAATACCCAAAGCAATAAGTGAAACACCTACATCTGCTAGAGCAGCTGCCCAGCCTTTTATTTTATTAATAATTTCCATATATAGTCTCCTTTATATGATTTGATATCTCAAACTGTACATGACAATTAGTATTATTTATATTAAAAAGGGGTTAGGATAGAGTATCCTAACCCCCATATAAAGAAACAGGTGGAGAGATTAATCCTCTTCTGCTAATTTTGAGAAGTAATCAAGTGTATCATCACCATCATCCTCATCATCAGCAACCGAAGTAGTAGTTTCTACTTTAGGAGTATCTGCTGTTTCTTGTGCAACTGGTTGACTTGGTGTTGTAGGTGGGTCCATAACATCTTCAGCCGTACCAGTATTTCTAACACCACTTAAAACTTTATCTAACTTCGCTTTTAGCTCATCATATGATTTAAAGTTTTCGGATGCAAGAAATGGTTTTAGTGGATACTGTTTGTTCCACAATTCTTCTATAGCCTCATCATTATCTTTGATAGCAGATGGACTATCGAACTCTGATTTATCATAATTCCAGTAACCATCAACTTTTCTGATTTTCAGTTTAAAGTTTGCACCTTCCCAGAAATCAAATGGGTTGATAGGTTTCTCATCTTCAAATTCAGGTTTCATCGCCTCAGTAATCTTATCAAATATCTTTTTACCAAACTTGAATAATTTTACTTGACCTTCATTTTCAGGATGTTTAGGGTCTGAAACAATTAGAATATTTGCAATATAAGATAGTTTTCTCTTTCTTTTTCTTGCAATCTCTTTATCTGCTTCAACACCAGAGTTCCAGAGTAAACTGTTTGATTCACTCACTGGATCTTTCTTATTAAGAGTAGTTAAACTATTCTCAATATACCAACCACCAGGTCCTTGAAATGCATGAGACCATAGTCTTGCCCATGGTAAATCTTCATCTTTTACAGCAGGTAAAAAACGAAATACTGCATAACCATTACCTGATTTATCTAGTTCTGGTTTCCAGAATCTATCATCTTGATATGAGTTTTTTTGTTTTTGAGGTTCAGCGACTTTAGATAGTTCGCCTATTAGTGTGTCTAGATTAGACTTTGACCTTTTAAGGGCCGCAATACTTGTATTCATATATATCTCCTTGTATGTTTTATCGTATTATTGTATTTGTATGTGTCTGTATTAATCGACATTATTATTTATATGCGAAATAGGTGGGACTATGGATTTACCCACAAGACAGCGACTAGATACCATTTCTAAAAACACCATCAACCAGTTTCACTCTGCCGAGTATGTGATCCATAATTGGTAAGATTACAGACCTGGGTGCAACCCCTAAACTGTCAAGTTCGAACCTCTGGTGAAGCCCTCTTCCTTGCACTATAAAAAGAAAGTAATTAATTTTCTTTTGCATATGTTTTATTATAACAGAAAACTCAACCATTGTCAAGCCCCTATTATAAAATTTATTTAACTTTTTTATCAAGTTCCAATTCCAATGTGCCAAAGTCTGCTTCCAATACACTCTTAATTATGACTTGTTTGGTAAGTGCTGTAGCACCATTTTCATTATTAATCTTTTCAATCTTATCTAATTTTCTTTCTAGCAACTTTATCTTATGTTCCAATTCTCTAACTCTGATACCTGATTCCATAAGAGAATGTTCTGCTGTAAATCTTGCTGCTTCGTCCATCATACTATCTTGCTAATTTTGCCTTTAAAGCCATTCGTTTTTGTTCTTCTATTATTGATTGTCTAATTTTTCT